CTCTCAAAATGCTTTTGAAAAAGGTATGCAACCACTTAGAGAGAACTATGCAAAAGAACTTCAACAAATCTCAACCGATCTTATGCAACAAGCTAAGATTGATGAGGTAGAAAACACACTAAAAAAAACAATAACTAATAGGAAAAAATAATGGCAGACTATAATAATAAAGGATCAGTTTGGAAAAGACAATCAAGAGAAACAGATGATCCAAGTAAAAAGTACCCTCAATATACAGGAAACTTCACCGATTCTAATGGTGTCGTAAAGAATGTGGCTATGTGGGTAAATACTAATAAAGAAAAAGATACGCAACCAGACATATCATTTTCAGTATCAGATAAAATAGAAAAGAAATAATGGCAGAGCAAATTAATCCAGATCATTACAAGAAAGATATTGAAACAATAGATGCAATAACTTCGCAATTATCTCCTATGGAAAACATAGGAGGATTGCGTTGGCAAATCTTAAAATATGTAATGCGTATGGGAGATAAGCATGGAGGTACAATAGATGCTTGTTTAATGGATATAGGTAAAGCCGAATGGTACATTAATAGGCTAATCAAATACTTAAACGATCTTAAAAAAGATAAATCGTTTATTGATACTCCCAGTAATGTTGCCGAACTATTTAAGGAAAAAAAATGAAAAATGGAAATGGCACAATATATTTTTCTGAGGTCAAGCATAAAGTTTTAGACTTCATTAGAAAGTATATTGAGCAACATGATTATTCTCCAACTTTTTTAGAGATTGGTAATCACTTTAATTTTTCAAGAGCCAGAGCTGGTAAGATTTGTTCTGAACTCTACAAGATGGGTTTGATTAATAAAGGTGGCTCATCACATAGAAAAATTAGAATGAATCCCTCTCAATTAAAGCAAGTGAAAAGTTTAAAGATTAATAGAGAATATTCAACACATGGATAAAGTTATGAAAGAAAGTTTTTTTGAAGCAAACATAAGAGTTGATGAAGAATTTGAAAGTGTGGAAAAAGCACACCTATCAAATACCCCTAGCGAAAATGCTAAGGTTACAGTCCTTGATTTAAAAAAAGAAATGTCAAGGATTAAAAATAAACTAAAGGAGCAAGATGGATCCCAAAAAGGTTCAGGAGCTGAAGCTACTTCAAGAGGAGGAATCAAGGAAAATGAATAAGTTCAAAGACTTGGTTCAGAAAAAGAAGAATAAGATTGCTGAGATCAGTTCTAAAATTTTTGAAGAAGAATCAAAAAGAGAATTTAGAATACACTCTTAATTAGGTTTTTCGCATGAATACTAGAAGTTGAAATAAACTTAATAGGGATAGTCTGCTTAAAAAAAAGGAAAGGAAGAAAAATGGAAAGACAACTTAAACAACAAATAAAAAAATCTGACAATGAAGTTAAAAAAATAAAAAAAGATTATAAAAAATCTTTAATGAATGTTTTAACTAATATGTTTATGCAAGGATATATTTATAATGTTTATCCATCAATGGCTAGATCAGCAACTTGTGAAGATTTATTGCAAATGATTAGAGCTGCAAGAAGAAAAAAAGATAAATTAAATTAAGGAAAGGAAGAAAATGAAACAAGAGGAACTAGAAAAGTTATCACCAAAAGATTTATATATGGTGGTACAAGCCAAGTTAAACAAAAGTGCATTAAAAGGTAGATTTGGTATGTTCACTAATAAAGGTAATAGAGCAGTAAAAAGAATAGTTAAATCTTCTAAGAATTATAGAGAAGCATATCAAAAATTAGAAAAACTAACTAAAATACATGGTGAAGCTACAGATACTATGGTTAGGGAAATTGTACTTGCTTATTACTTAACTAAAAAAACTTTAAATTAAGGAGAGAAAGAAAATGTCAAAAAGAAAATATAAAGGTCGGCACAAAACAGAAACTGATATTATCTTAAATAAAGCAATAGGCAAAAAAATAAAAGAAGCAAGATTAAATTATATTGTTTTAGATAAAAAAAAACTTTGTACCCAAACTAAATTGGCTAATGCTTTATATCCACCAAAAACATTTCAACAAATACAGAAATACGAAAAAGGTAAGAATGGTGTATCAACAATTATCTTGATACAAATTAGTAACTTTTTTGGTAAGCCACTTGAATACTTTACAAGTGATGCAATAGAATTAGTTAGGCAAGTTAAACCACTAACTGATAACTCCATAAACATAACTACTGCTCCCTCTTTAGTTAATGAGGAGTTAAATTAAAGTGTTTAACAAAAAAGAAGTTATATCTTTCGATATACCTTTCGTACATACATAAGTTTTATAAAACACTTATGCTATGTTGTGTGTAAGTTGATGAAGTGAGGGGATTTTGTTGATCCCCTCATTTAAAATT